GATGCCAGAAACGATGCGGCTAAGGCAGGAGGACACGGCGTTCCAAAAGACCGCCATTCTTCCAGGAAGAAAAAATAATTTTCCTCTATAACCAGAGGGATAGGAGACAAACTTCTATCCCTCTATAATTAAGTAGTCAATGTAGTGGATATAGGATTTTAACAATTTGGAAGTGACAGGTTTGTGAGGCAACCTCTTGACAATGTTGCTTATCAGGGTTCAATTCCTTGACGCTTCCCATTAACAATTTAATTCTTCCTTCCTGAGCGTGGCGGAAATAGGTAGACGCTCAGCACAGATGCTCACGCTAACTGTGTGTAGGTAATGTGAGTGCTATGTAGGGTGACTATACGAGTTTGCTGTGGTTTTTTATTAAGTTCCTCAAGCATTAAATTGCTACTTATAATCGTAAATCCATCTCGTCAAATCCCTACCGCTCAGGAAAGAGGAATTAAAATTATTATCCGCAGAAACTATGAACCAAAAACTAAAACAAAAAATAATAGAGGTAAATCCAAAAAAAGAATGGGTTGAAACAAGATGTTATGGTGGTGAGGAATATTCTGATGATGTGCCTATCCGTTTAGCTGATGTATTATTAGCTTGGAATAAAACAAAAGAACATCACAATCCTATGTTAATAATTGGAATGTGGGATTTATTGAAAGAAAACAATTTAGAAACTCAAATCAAAGCTAATCCAAAATTAGGAAAGTTCCTTGAAGATATTTTATTAAACGAAAGGTAATAAGTATGGGTAAAGAAAAGAAAGAACATTGGTTTGGCGCGATAATAACTGCTATCGGTTTTTGTATAGTTCTCGGAGTTTTGTTTTTTGGCGCGGCAATGATTTGCGGCTTGTTTCTTAAAATAGTTTTAGATATAGCATTTAACTAACCCGCTCTAACGAGCAGAAACCTAAATAATATACTTATATGAATAAAAACCAAATAACAGTAGCCTTTATATGTATATGTATCCTTGTATGCATTCAGTTTTTTATAAATATAAAAAAAGAAGAAGAAATAGGAGAGTTAAAAGTAAAATGTTCATATCTTTTTGAAACATCAACTTCAACTCTTTCTAATAGTGATTTAATTATTCTTAATGAACTAATCAACCCTAATAAAAAATAAACTTATGAAGATACTAAACAAAGACATAATTAAAGAACTTCCTAAAATTAAAAAAGGAAGCGTAGATTTAATAATTCTTGACCCACCATATATGGAAGGATTTACTGATTACTTTGAAGATTTTAAGAAAAAACTAAAACCCAATGGACAAATGTTATGGTTTGTTCAGCCAACCGAGTTATATGACCTACCAGAAAAACCATTACAAGTCCTTATTTGGAAAGAGCCATATAGTCCGAAACCGATAAGAAAAAAATATAGAGAGTTTTTTGATATTATTGCTTGGTATGCCTATGAAGATTATACTTTTAACAAACTTTTATGGAACTTAATGAATAGTGTTTTTGAAGATGTGGTAATTGGATACGAAAGAAAACATAAATGGCAAAAACCAGATACTTTAATTGAAAGATTTATTCTTGTCCATACAAATAAGGGCGACACTATTTTTGACCCATTTGCTGGAAGTGGAATTGTTGGTAAAATGGCAAAAAGATTAGGAAGAAAATATATTGGTTATGAGATAAAAACCCTTAAATAATATACTTATATGAATAAACTAAAACTATATTTATTAAAAAAATTATTTATCTGGTGGATAAACAACGGCAATGGTAGAGAATTAAGAGGAACACAAATAGAAGATAAGATTTTTGAGTTATTATTTCAAGATAAAATAAAAGACCAATAATATACTTATATGAAACACCAAGAGAAAATCAAAGAATTTATTTATATCTGGTATTTGAAATTTAGAAAAGTTTGGCGAACTAAAAATATCAAACATTTAAGTAGTAAATACAATCAAAAACAATAATATACTTATATGAATAAAGAACAAAACAATTACAACAAAGAAGAATGGGGCGGGTGGAAAATTGTGAGCGATATGTTAAATAAACCAGATGAATGTGGAATTTATCCCACGAGCGAATGTTATCAAAAACTTTACGATTTTGTTTGCGAGCAAAAAGAAAAAGCCATCTCTAACCAACGCAAGGAGATTGTGGAGGAGATAGATAAGGAAATAGAAAATTGGGAAGGAACAAATCTAAGTATTGGTTCTATTCAAGTAATAAATGCGTTAGAAAATTTAAAGAACAAACTTAACGAAAGGTAATAAGTATGGATAAAGAAAAGTGTAAACATAGAGGATGGTGGTTTGAAGTTAAGTTTTTATTCTGGCGTAAAAAGTTTTTGTGGTGTGATAGATGTCTTAATCCGATACCACAAAAAGAAGTTTTTAAAAATGCTGATATTTTATGTAGAAGAGGAGATGGATATTTTATGACATCACACAAACCAATTAAAAAATAATATGAATAAAGAAAAAATGAGATTAAAAATAGAAGCGTTTGGAGAAAAAAAACAGTTAAAGAAATTGGCAAGTTTTTTAAGAACCATACAACATCTTGGAAATGTTGGTTCAACAAGAACATTAAAACTTTGGATTGACGGAGATGGTGCTACAAGAATGAAATTTAATTTTCCTGATATAAAAAATCAAGATGAAATTTCTTTTTTGAATGTTGATAGTGAAGATAAAAAAGAAAAACCTTGGATAATTTGGATTGAATAAAAACTAACCCGCTCTAACGAGCAGAAAGGAGAGTAAGTATGAAATGTGATATTTGCAAAAGAGAAATAAATTACTGCTTTTATATTAACAAGAAGTATTGGAAAAAAGCGGTTAGCAAAAAAAAGTTTGACAAAAGTCAAGGATATTTATGTGCCCATTGTGTTTTAGAAAAACTTGGCGGATTATATTGGCATATTGTTTTAGATGAGCCAAGAATTAATCAAGAAGAAAAAGAAAAATTTGTTGGAATATATCACGGAGTTCCAATAACCATAAAAACACAGAATAAAAAGAAAATACAGGAAGTCAAAGATTTTATAGATGAAGCACTCGCAAACGATACGAAAAAACCAACCAAATAAACCCCTATGAACATAATAACCAAACTAAATCTCAAAGGAAAAATAACCCAAAAGCATTCCCAAGAGATTAACGAAATAATCCAAGAGAAACTTCGCTTTCAATACGACAAAGGTTATGACGCAGGAGTAAAGCATTATCAGCAACACATAGACGAGGCGCTAACCCTCTACAAGCAAGAATACGCCAATAAACAAATAGACGGAAGACCAAACGGATGGACAGTTTTAGAAGATATTAAAAAAATAAATGAAACTAAACACTCAAAATAACCTAATTATAATCGCCCTCTACGCTCTCATCATCGGGATTATAGCGTGGGTGGCGTTCAATAATAGGATAGGCGTATGAAATACAAAATCCTAATCACCATCTGCCTAATCCTTACCCTAATCAACGCCTACCTCATCTTCCAAGCGTATCAAGCCGCGGACAGTTTTGATTTTGAATATGCTAACATCTTAAAAGAGAAGCAGGCGAAAGTGGTAGAACCGCCCGTTGAAGAATACAACGAGATGACAACCGAAGATATAAAAGAATATATTATAAGAGCAGCAAGATTTTATGAAGTTGACCCAAATCTTGCCCTAAAAATAGCAGAATGTGAAAGTCAGTTTAAGAATGTTTGTAATTACCAGTATGGCTGTATCGCTGGGATAGGAATTTATCAGATAGTTATGGGAACTTTTAGAGAAACAATAGAACGAATGGTTATAGAACGAGGCGGTATATTCTTAACAACTTTTCCAGATGAGGGTATTGCTGTTCATTTCTCAAATAGTTCGCCAGTTATATTTTCTCCACATAATATCCAAGATAATATAAATGCCGCAATTTGGATGATGAGTGAAGGAGAATTTTGGCGGTGGAGTCAATCGGAAAAATGTTGGAGATAAGAGTTTATGAATAAAACATCAACCCCAAAACAAATAAATATGATGGGAATGTTGTTGGACTTTTGGAAAAACAAGAGTTGTGAAGCCCATTTCGGCGTTGGAGTAGAGAACGGGGAAGAATACGCCACACTTTACAACATCGTCAGCACAGACCCAGGCAAAGGACACGCTTACGCCCTCCTCGCCAAAGCCAAAGTCCATTATGAGAAGCAAGGAAAAAAGGTCGGAGGCACTGTCGCCCTAAACAAAACAATGTCGGATTTATACAAGGCGGTTGGAATTGAGGAATATAAATAAACTTATGAACCAAAAACAATTAAAACTTATGGCGGAAGGTAGAGTAAAAGCAAAAGAACTCTACGGGCTTGTCTTAAAAATAGACGAAGACACTGAAATATATGCGGATAAGTATCAATATGTTCTCGTTAAGGGTTATAATAAAACTTATTTCGGAACGCTTGAAGATTTGTTTGTGGACTTATTCAAAGAAGAAGTAAAAGGCAAACTTGTTAGAAGTAGAAAAAAGGATATGGAAAAGATTATAGAGATACATCAGGAGGTCGCAAAATGGTTAGAAAAGATATTCAGCGGAATTGAGGACTCTAAACTACCACATTAAATCAATTCTACATTATTCTATTCCCTTTATCTCTTTGAGAGCCCCCAAAGTTGACCCAACATACCACTCCTATATAAAACAGCCCTTAGAGAGGCGTATAACGCGTTATAAAATTATGAGTAAAATAAAGGAATGGGAAACAGCCCGCAAAAAGTTAAAGATTGAGTATGAAAATCGTGGTATTGTTGTTTGCGAATTGCGATTTAAGGGCTGTTGGATAAACAATGGGTTGAGTTTCCACCATAAAAGAAAACGAATAGAATATTATGGTTGTCCCGAAAGGATTGGTTATTTTAATGAAACAATACTCTGTTGTGTTAGTTGCCATCAAAAAATTGAAAATGATAGGGAATTAACAAGAGAAGTATTTAAAAGGTTAAGATGAAAGAAATAGAAATCGTTAAAACAATTTTAGAATATTTACACTATAAGCGTATCCCTGCTTGGAGAAATCAGTCAGGAATGATTTTTATTAAAGATAAAAAATACGGAAAGCGTGCAATCAGAATGGGCAAGGCGGGAGTATCAGACATTATTGGTTGCCTCCCAAACGGAAGGATACTTTGTTTAGAGGTCAAAACAGACAAAGGCAAGCCCACAGAATTACAATCAGAATTTATCGCTGAAATATCCCGAAATAACGGATTGGCTGGAATTGTCAGGTCAATAGAACAATTAGAAGAACTCCTAAAACTATGATTAAAAGAAAAGACATAGTAGCATCAAACATAGATAATTATATTCGCCAAGAAAGAAAAAGGTTAGTTAAAATGGGCGGTATTAAAATGTTAAATGGTTTAGGGTTTTATTGGAATGAGCAAGAATGGGATACATTAGAATTTTTTACTGGCACATATCGTTATTTTTTTAAAGAAGGAACGACTTTTATGGGTTCTAAGCATTACAAACAAAAAATCTAAAATGACCCAAGCCCAAACCCTAAAAGCAACTATCGCCAAATTCCCCAAACGAAAATGCTTATATTGTCATAAACTCTACAAGCCCACAAGCGCCCGCCAACTTTATTGCCGACCTGAATGTGGAACGCTTTATCGCTTCAGTCCCGAAGGTGAAAAGTTCCCAGAATATATTTGTGATTGCGGACATCGTTGGCAACTTGACTTTGACCCATTAGAGGACAGGACAAAATTTGATAATATAAGATGTCCAAAATGCCGAAAATAAACTTATGAAGAAATGCCGAAACTGAAAACCTACGAACAAATAAGATTTATAAGTATCATCAAAGATTTACTCAAAAACTACGATAATAAGTTCATCGCCAAACTTACAGGATACACAACGCAAAGGATTTACCAGTTAAAGAAAGACCTGTGGAAGAATTTGGTTGACAAGAAAAAGTAGTTTGATATAATAAGGACAGAAATGAAAAATCACCTTCACAAAATTAGGCGTGTCGGTTAGGCAACTTTTTGGTTGTCTTTTTTATTCGGCAAAAATTCTTAAATTCTTATAGTATTGACTGCTAACTCCCCAATCTTCACAATATTTAATTTCTTTTTTCAGATGCTCAATGGTCGCTGGTTCTAAATAAAACGGAGTTCCACTGCGGTAAGGATAAATTAAAAGTTCTTTATCACCCTCGCAATAATCTTTTAGACAATGTTTTGAGGTATTATCTTTTTTAATTGTCAGTTCTTTGTAATCAACATTTTGGTCTAATTCAGTATCGCCAGAATAACGCGGTATCCATTCCACGAATATCTTTTTAGGAGTTATTTTCACCCAGTAATAGTTTCTGTTATTATAATAAAGATTTTTGTTTATTCCTTTTTTCATATTAGTTATCTCTAACCCCCCAATCAAACTAAAACACATATTAGGCGAAAGCCACTATTTAATTCGGGATTGAATTGAGGAGTTAGAAATGATTAGTTCTTTTCAAAAGACCATTCCACTATTTCAAAATGTTCTGGACAAAGCGACTTCATAGTTTCGGTCGGATACGGCAAACTCTCCCAATAATCGCATCTATCATCAAAAGATTTATCAAAAGCAAACAGGAATAGAAACACCATCGCCATCGCTAAAAGTAAGATTGTAATAAAAGTTTTCATAATTTTACCCCCTTAATTTATAATAATTTTATTCAATAATCTAACGACCATTTATCTGCCCTATAGGAAATCTAACGAGAAAACCTATAAAGCAGATAAGTGGTAATTGTATGAAATATAAATTTTGTTCAAGATGCCATAGTAATTTATCTGTTGATTTATTCGTTAAAAATAGTAGAACTAAAGACGGTTTGTGTTGTTGGTGTAAATCTTGTCGGAAAGAATGTAAAAGATTATATTATAGCATTCCGATTAACCGCGAAAAGAAAAATAAAAGTAATAGAGAGTGGTATAATACAGTAGTTGGTCAAGAGTATCATAAAAGTTATAGTCAAAGAGATGATGTTAAAGAAAAACGCAGAATAAATAGGATAAAACACAACCAAACAGCAAAGAGAAAAAAATGGAATAGAGAATATGCTAAGAAATACAGGAAAAAATATCGCTTAAATCACACTATGAGCAGTAGTATCTACGCCGCACTTAAAGAAAACAAGAATAATCTAAGATGGCAGGATTTAGTTGGTTATACATTACAAGAATTAAAATCTCATCTCAAAAAGCAATTTACTCCCAAAATGTCTTGGAATAATCACGGCTCTTACTGGCACATAGACCACATTATCCCTCAATCTTGGTTTAGTATTAATAATTCAGAAAGTCCAGATTTTAAAATGTGTTGGTCTTTAAATAACTTACAACCCCTATCAAGAAAAGATAATTTACAAAAATCAGACAAAGCACCATTAAAGACATTATTATCTTATGTTATTCATATTTTAAAGAGCACTTAATCATCTTTAATTGCCCACCAATCACGGTTTAACGCTTATATATAAAATGGTTGGTCGGATTAATGAGTAGTTAAGGATTATCCCAATCTTATCACCAAACAAAACGCCCGTCAAGTGTTTATTGGCACATAGTAAATAACCGCATAGCATAGCCAAATAAAGCAGGTTAAAAAATAGACCAAATAAGTTATCCCCTTTTATGAAACTAATCTACGACATACGACCACCACTTAAAATAAAGACAACTAATTCTTCCTGCGATATGTTAGCGGAAGAGGTTTTATGGGACACCCAAAGAATAATAGATTTGCGCGGAACTTACACATTGATTAAAGAAGCGGATAAAATAGTCAAAGAAATCCGCAAAACAATAGACGAATTGTAAAAACCCCAATTTTCAACACCACACAATCCCCTACAAGCCCAGTTAAAAAGTAAACAAGTATGAAACTATGTCTAAACTGCCGACAGAAGAAAAAATATACGAATTATGGTTAAAACTATTAAAGCATTGTGAAGCCAAAGATTGGTTACCAACTAAAAACTTATGGTTAGGAGTTTTAGACATTACAAGACAAACCTATTCAAGATGGATAAAGAAAAGTGACGCCATTAAAAAGGTTGATAAAGAAATAGAGAACGCTTGGGTTCAAAGACTTAAACTAAACAATGTAGCAGGGATTATATTTTACTTAAAGAATGCGTTCGGTTATAGAGACAGACAAGATTTAGATTTAATGAGCGGAGGTCAACCAATAGCACCATTTGATTATGTCAAACGAACAAGGAAAAATAGGAATAACGACGGGGACGGAGAAAATACGCAAACTAAAGAAACGAATTAGAATAATACAAGGCGGAACATCAGCGAGTAAGACATTCAGTATTGTATTTTATTTAATTGACTCCGCGTTAAGAGACAAAAAACCAACCTTAACAAGTATTTGTTCCGAGTCATTCCCCCATTTAAGACGAGGAGCAATGAAAGATTTCTTGCTGATAATGAAAGAGTTAAACTATTTCAAAGATAGATTATGGAGCAAGACAGAATTTACTTACACATTTGAAACAGGAAGCAAGATAGAGTTCTTTTCAGTAGACCAGCCAGACAAATTAAGAGGAGCAAGAAGAGATAGATTGTTCATTAACGAAGCCAACAATATCCCATTTGACGCTTTTGAACAGTTAGAAGTCAGAACCAAAGAGTTTATATTTATTGACTACAACCCAACAAACGAATTTTGGGTATTTACAGAAGTAATTCCAAACAGAAACGATTGCGAGCAATTAATCCTAACATACAAAGACAATGAAGCATTAGACCAAAGAGTTGTTGATAGTATAGAACAAAGAAAAAACAGAGAAGGATGGTGGAAAGTATATGGATTAGGGCTATTGGGCGAAGTAGAAGGCAAGATATTTAGGGATTGGAAGATAATTAATGAAATACCCCACGAAGCAAGGTTAGAACGATATGGAGTTGATTTCGGATATTCAGGAGACCCAACAGCCATTACGGCAATCTATTACTACAACGGAGGTTATATTTTAGATGAAATTACTTACCAAAAAGGACTATTAAACAAAGGAATAGTTGATATACTTAAAAACCTCAAACCAGCAATGACAGTTGCTGATAGCGCTGAACCTAAAAGCATAGACGAAATTAAAGGTTATGGCATATCAATCTTCCCTTGCGAGAAAGGAAGAGATTCAAAGAAGTATGGAATAAGCGTCTTACAAGAACAAAGGATAAGCATCACTAAGCGAAGCGTCAACGGAATTAAAGAGTATAGAAACTATCTATGGTTAGTAGATAAGAACGGCAGAATAGACAACAGCGACACAGACGGAGCGGGACACTTCTTAGATGCTGCCAGATATGCTATCACATCATTAGCCCCTATTATCAACAGAAGAGATTTTATCAATAAACTGCCATTATTTCAAAAACAATCAAAGCCCAATCCAGGAAGATGATAGATAAGCCATTCAGTTTTCTAATTGATATAACCCCGTATTTCCGAGCATATTTGTCTAATACAAGCCCTAAAAAATGACTAAATTTCAATAAAATGACTAAAAACACTAAAAAAGAGGTTAAAACCCCCTATAAAGTTATCCTAAAACTCAACAACAGAGAGTATAAGTCGCAAGGAGACACACTTCTTGATGCTCTCAACGCCCTTGAAGTTGACCAATATAGGACATCAGGGCTGTTAATAGTCAAAAAGGGCAATTTAACAGCAGAACGCAAATTTAATACCATTTTTAAGTTAAAACGACTTTTAAGCAACAAAGTATTAAGAATAATAGTCGCCAAGAACTTAGAATTAATGATGAAATGAGAGCAAAAGATATCTTTGAATTTATCACCCAAGAGGAAAATAAATATAAAAAACAAATCCAAATCAACGATGTGTGGTGGTGGAGTATGCGAGAACACATTGAGGACAGGGCTATTTACAAGAACTCCAACATCCGAGGCGACAAGAAGAAGGGCACAATCAACGAAGTCCCCGTCAAGAATATAATGCGACCCATTCTCAACCTGAAATACAGGGCGGAAGACATAGACATTAAAGACATCGTCCTCTACATAGACGACCCAGAACTCTATCACCTCTCATTTCTCGTCAAGAAATACCACGATGATGTTTATGTGATTGAAAACGATTTAGACACATTCTTTGACAAAGTAAAAGAGTCCAAGATTGACTTAGGAGGAGGATTAGCCAAGAGTATCGGCAAAGGCAAGCCCGAATATGTGCCATTAGAGAGTATCGCCTTTTGCGACCAATCAGATATGCTTAACGCCCCGATTGGAATTCTCCACAAATACTCGCCATCGCAACTAAAAGAATTTGAAAAGAAGGGCTGGGGAAGTCCAGAGAATGGAGCGACAACCACGATTGACGAACTTATCCGCATTGTAGCCAACGACAAGGGGGATATTCCAGGACCCGATATTAAAGTTTACGAAGTCCACGGAGTATTGCCGAAAGAGTATTTAGACGACCAACGCCAAGAACACGACGAATATAAGCAACAGATGGTTCTTGCCACATTCTACAAGGACGAAAAAGACGAAAGACAAGGACTTATCCTTTACCGCAAAGAAGAAAAAGACCCATTCAAGATGGCAACGACCGAAGAAATCTTTAACAGGTCATTAGGTTGGGGAGGAATAGAGGAAATGATGGAGCCCCAAATCTGGACTAATTACGGAGAAGTCGTAAAGAAAGAGTTTTTGGACTCTGCCTCCAAGACAATTATCATCACAGACGACCCGACAGTCGCAGCCAAACACCCCGCAGGAATGAAAGATATGGACAATATGGAGTTCCTTGAATACGAAAAAGGCAGTCAGGTTCAGGTTTTAGACACTTACCCGCGAAATATATCTCTCTTTGAAAGGTCAGTCGCTGATTGGGAAGCACACGCTCAAAGGTTAGGTTCAGCCACCGACCCACTACTTGGAGAGTCGCCCACTGCTGGAACGCCATTTAGATTACAAGAAAGAGTCGTAATGGAGGGTAAGGGCATCCACGAATATCGCAGAGGCAAATTCGCCAAATGGGTTGAAGAGGTTTACAAGGATTGGATTATCCCCTATATCGTCAAGCAGATTACGCAGGGAGCGAAGTTTTTATCAGAATTATCACTGGAAGAACTCCAAATGATTGCTGAAAATGTATCAATCATTGAACGCAACAAATACATCAAAGAAAAGATTTTAAGCGGCAAGGCAGTTACCCAAGAACAAGCAGAAGCATACGGATTACTCAAACAAGAAGAGTTTATGAAAGGCGGCAACAAGAGATTTATTGAGATACTAAAAGACGAACTTAAAGATATTTCCGTTAAGATTAAAATCAATGTCGCTGGAAAACAGAAAAATCTCTTAGAGCAAGCCGACAAACTTTCAAATGTATTTAGGACAATCGCCTCAAATCCTCAAATCCTCCAAATCCCGTCTATGAATAAACTTTTCAATCAAATTCTCACTACCAGCGATTTAGAGCCAATGGACTTTACGGATTTAACAGGACAACAACAAATTCAACAACCAACTAATCAACCAACTAAACAATTATGATAAAAAAATATCTCAACGAAGTAGAAGAAAAAGAAATAATGAAGTTTGTATCAAACAAAGTTCTCTTTGAGGCAGTTAAAAAGGTTTTAATGGAAATGGTTTACACACAAGGCACGCTCAAAGAAGGCGAGCCAATTGACCCAGATATGAATTACGCTTTTGGTTTAGCCGCCAGACGCAGGATGTCCGGATTTACTCATTTAACCAACGAACAAATAGGAGCGGATTTATGCGCGGTATGGGAAGGAACTAACCTTGTCGGATTAGGGTTTGAGGAATTAGAAAAGTTTAAAGAAAAGGAAGAACCCAACAAGTTAAAGAGCAATCCAGGTCGGTAACTTGTTAATAGAAAGGAAAATATATGAATAAAATATCATTAGGAACAATAATCATAGTATTAGTAATAGTCATCTCTGCGGTAAGCATCTTCACTTACAGAGCTTTTAAGAATGAGTATCCAGTTGAGCCAGATTTAGGAGGAAATTCAATCTATTCTTACGCTATTGCCAGTTCTACCACTTTCGCTTCAACGAAGGTTTCACAAGTCAAGACAGGACAAACGATTTTAGGATATGTCACAATTGCCAGTTCATCGGCTGCGTCATTCCAGTTAAAGAACGCAACTTCAACCACTGACATCGCTTCAACCACAATTGTAAGTTTCCCAGCAGCGGCAGATGAAATGACATATTCGTTTGATTTAGCGGCAAGTAGGGGTTTAATAATTGAATCTTCGTCGGGATTCAATGGTCAAGTAGTAATAACTTACAAATAATATGTTACCACCAAAAATGTCAGGTTCATTCAAGGAAAAGTTCAAGACAAGAGCAGAAGCGGTTAAGGAAGTTGTAGTTAAAAAATTGAAAAAGGCAAAAACCTTTGTAAAGGTCGAGATAAAAGGAAAGAAAAAAGGAAAGAAATAATGATTAAAAAAAAGTCAGTAAGTAAATATACAGTATTAGCAGTTTCAGTTTTATGCGTTCTTTTAGCGGGTGTCTTTGTGGCTAACGCAGGATTGTCTCTAAAAGAAATCATCGGCAAATACGCAGGCGAGAAATTAGCTGATAATCTTACCGCAGAAGTAATGAGCGATGAGGTTGAGGATTTAACAGTCGGAGTGTTTTCAGGTCCAGATATTTATGAGGCAATAAGATTTCACGATGGATATACTGGAGCATCTCTTAGTATCCCATTAAGATACCAAAGTGCCACATCAACCGCTCAAACAGATTTAGTTCTCGGAACACATTTGTTCGCAGAAGATGTATTCCTCTATAACTGGGGATGGGCAATTACCGAACAGAACGATGACTCTGGTTTTGGTGATTTTGGGATTGGAACAACTACCTTAACAAGCGGTTCAAGATTTTCACCAGGAGTCAGTTCCTTAACAAACACCACCACCAGAACTATGGTTGCTAATTCAAAAATTGCTACAAGCACAGATAATGTTTCCTTTGATGTTTGGGGTTATGCAGACCGAGTTTATGTTGGCACAGGAGTAGAAGGAAATAAAGCGACTACAACTATCGGTTCATTCTTTGATACTCTGGCTGGCGGAGGAACGACCAGAAGGTCAACAACCAGCCCGTTGTTTATTCCTGCTGGGACAGCGTTAGTTATTTCCGCATCAGGAGTAGGTGGAGCGACATCATCAGATGCTCTTACCACAGGAGACGCGATAAACTTCAAAGGTATGTTTTACGGTGATGTAATTTATCAGAAGTAATTGGGTTATTATTCCCATTAAAAATTAATTCGTGGTTCTCAATCCATTTAAAATTGCGATTTCTCAATTTTAGAAATTGATTACCATTATCATTTATGGACGAAAAAAATGACCAAGATGTAATTGAGGAACTTCCAGTAGAGGAAGACGAAAATACAGATTGGAAAGCATTGGCTCTTAAAAACCAAGGCATTGCTAAACGCTTAAAGACCAAACTTGAAAAAGTAGAGGTTAAGCCAGAGGTTAAAGAGTCAAAGCCAGCAAAGGCAAAGACGGACAAAGGCGAACTTGATTACGCGCAAAAGGCATTCCTTATTTCCAACGGAATTAAGGGAACAGAAGAGCATCAGTGGGCATTAAAAGTGTCCAAAGCGTTAGGCAAGGATTTGGATGAAACAATAGAAGATACACTTTTTATGGACGGATTAAAAAAGATGAGAGATACAAAGGCGTTAGAAGAAGCCACTCCCCCATCTTCTACAAGAAGTCCTTCATCCTCTCCGCGAGATGAGGTTGGATACTGGACAGCAAAAGGCGAAATGCCTCCCGCTGACCAGCCAAAACTTCGTCAGGAATATGTCAACGCTAAACTGAAATCTCAAACGGACGGAAATCCGTTTTCCAGCAATCCTATTGTTGGAGCGCCTAAATAGCGCAGTAGGTCGGTAATCTATGCCTCTGTCTATAACGAAAGGATATAGATATGGCATCAGAAGCTGCAAATACATTTACAGGTTCTGTGTTTTTAGAAGATTGGTCTGTGAAGTTACAGGAGCGACTTGGCTATCCAACAAACTGGAAAGAAGTTTGTCGGGTAGAATATACGAATGAGAGAGTTTTCAACAATCCGTATATGTCCAGTATCCCAACTGCGGCATCGCACACCAGAGGTTCTGTTTATACCCACCAACTTTTCACTCTTACCAATGAATATGTGACCATCAATCAATCAAGGATTGTTCCTATGATTATTGACAGGGCAGATTTGGCTCAGTGTAAGTATGTCAAGCAGATGGATATGGCGGTTCTTCAAGGTCAGTTAATCAACGAATATCTTGAAACCGATATGTTAGCCAACCACGCGATGTGGACAGATTTTGACAACTCCTCTATTGGAGGGTCTGCTGGAAACATCACAGTTGACGCGTCTAACATTGACGACATTATTCGCGGGATTAAGAGAGAAATCAGAGAAGCAAACGGCAAAGATTTAATGGCTCGCAAGGGCGTGTTCATTCTTTGGAGAGCAGCCGACTTCGAGATTTTGGAACAAGTTGCACAGGCCAATGGCTTTAACTTGGCTGATATTGCCCTTAAAAACGGCATTGACGAAGGTTATCGCTATATGGGAGTTGACCATTATGTTTCTAACTCTCACACAGCAAACCACTTATTCGCAGGTGTGAAGAAGTTGTTCCACTTGGGAGTTCTCAAAGACACATACGGTCAAATCGTTTACGACAACGAACCCGCGACAGCCGAGGGAGCAATCTCTGGCGTAGCGGTTGTTTCAAGGTTGGATTGGGAGTTCAAGTGCTGGGCGCTGAACAAACCAGTTTTGTTTGATGTAGCAGTAGCGTAATTGCTCCTATCGGGTTGGCAGTTCAAGCCGCTTAACCCGATATGGCTTGAAAGTAATTTAACTATAAAACTATGTATTTTTCAGCCGCAGCAACAAGTGATGGGTTAGTAGAGGAAGTCAACCGCATTTGCGGAGTTGACAACAACAACTATTCTCTATTAGCCAAGACAGCCAGAATAAACCAAGCATTAGATAGATTTGCCTCTATCGCTTTGGTAGCAGACGGTAATTGGACATTTGACGACCTCAATAAAGGCGACCTACCTATTGGAACAGCCGATATTGTTTCAGGACAACAGGACTATGAGTTTGCTGATGAGATTTTAGTCGTCCAAAAGGTTCTCGCTAAAAACGCGGCAGCAGGTGATTGGGTTGAACTTGTCCCAGTAGGAATGATGGACGATGACGCCAAGAATATCTGGACGCTTCCTTCAAGCAACAGTGGAGCCCCAATAAGGTATCAGAAGTTTGCTCACTCGTTCCTGCTTGACCCAATTCCAAACTACGCCTCAACCGCTGGATTAAAAGTCGTCTTCAAGCGAAATGTGGTCAAGTTTGTATCCACCGACACCAGCACCGAATGCGGGATACCATCAATCTTTCACCCGTATATTTGTCGTATGGCTTCGCTTCCATATCTCATAGAAAAAAACCTCCCGCAAAGGGGAGATATAGCGGCAATGATTAGAGAAGACGAACAACTTATTAAAGAGTATTTTGCCAATAGAGGAAAAGATAAAAAAAGTATTATAAAAATGAAAGTCCCAATGGGAAGATAGTATGGCAAATTCCACTAAAAACACAACCACAGTAACCAACGCCACAAAAGTAGAAGGCACTGACTTTGACACACCTTTTAAGAGCGGTTCGGGACTTACTTGGAAAGAGTCGCAACCTAAAACTTGGGACGATGTGGACGAAACTTGGGACGAGTTAGAAACAGAATTGGAATGGTCTAATCAAACAAAAAAATGAACATAATTAAGTATTTAAGTTTAGTAGCAATATCGGTTGGTCTGTCGTTAGGACTTTTTGTTTTTATAAATCAATATCAATTTGAAGAAGAGTTCGGAGCGACAGTAACCACTATCCTATCAACCGACCAAATATCTGACAGCCGAACGACTATCAACAATAACTTTGCTAATCTCAACAACGCTATCCACTGGTCGGCAGGGTCTGATTATCTCTACACTTCATCAAGCCCTACTTTTGGGATTATTTTAGGCGATACTTCATCTTCAACGATTGGGAGTTTGAAAATGTTAGGAAATTTGAATGTAGTTGGCAATGCTACGGCTACTAACGCCACAACGACATTTTTTTACATCTCTGATAGTTTGACAATTGGGGCTTACCAGTTGCCAAACACAGACGGAACGGCTAACTATGTTCTCAAAACAGATGGTAGTGGACTAATAACTTGGCAAGAAGATTTAGGGGCTACGGTCACTCAATCTTGGGAATATAATAGTGGAGCGGACGCAATGGTCACCACTTCTACCAAAGGATTTTATATGACTGCTTCTTCAACAGTTCATAATAGTTTTAGAGTGGACGGCTCTGCTACCACAACAGGTTCGCTTTATCTCGGAGGAGATTTAACTGTTGGCGGGACATTCAGATTGACTTCCTATTATTCTACAAATACACCAGATACACATATAGGAACATCTGAGTCATCCTTATTTTCAAGGACAATTACAGGAGGAGATATGGGCGTTAATGGAATTGCGAGAATTAAAGCAATTGGAACTGTGAGTGGGTCAAGTGGATGGATTACTATTGGATTTAGATTTGGTGGCGAAACAATAGCCAGCACAACCGATTTTAACACTACTGGCACTAATAACTACGAAGTTGATATAGATATTAGAAATAGAAACAATTCTTCTGCTCAAATTATCAGTTATAGATTATTCCGCTCGCCCGATAGAACAGGAGACCCAATCATTGCTTCTACAACTGCTATGACAATAAATACGGCTATTAATAAAACTTTTGAAATAGTTGCGGATGGAAGTAGTGCTGGCTCTGCTGCTTCACTTCAAGCAGTAGATATTCAAATAATTAAATGATTAAACTATTTGAACTAACCACAAAAGATTTTCTTTCAGGAGTAAGCGAGGTATCGCACGGCTTACGGGGACTTTTCTTTTCAGCTGATGGAGTATCGCCTTGTGTTTCACCTCGCAGAGCAAGCAACGACTTCGGACTACTTCAAACATTCGCCGCACCAACAGATATGACAGGAGCAGTAGTTGTTGATGTTATAAAGGCGTGGGCTACGCAAATAACCGCTTCAAATACTGGGTATCTTTACTTATTTGGCAATGAAGGAAATTTCTATGTGGTTAATCTCTTTACGAACGCCATTACAAACGAACGAAGCGGGGCTAACAAGATTGCCAACCCCGCCAACGGAATTGCGATTTATGGGACTTATTTGTTTTACACCCAAACAACTCAAATTGGAATGTGCACCGAAACAGGAGCAGCCCCTTTTGATACAAGTTCATCGTGGGATAATGATTGGTCAACGGGTTCATCATTAAACGACTCTCCTTATCACCCGCTCCACTTATTCTCTGGGAGATTATTTGTCGGAGATGTGAATAGAATAAGTATGATTTCGGGCAACTTAAACCCAGTTTTTACGCAAGAAGTTTTAACACTTGAATCGGAATATAATTTAACTTGCCTCTCTGATGACGGACAATTCTTAATCGCTGGGATTACTCAAAACTTGGGCGATGTTTCGTTGATGGGCAAAACAAAAGTTATTTTTTGGGATACTTATTCTAATTATCCAAGCAGGGAATTTGGAATACCAGAAGCCCATATATCGTCAATTAAAAAAATGGGCGGTTGGAACTATGCCGTCACAAGCGGGGGGATTTATAGATTTAGTTATGGTTCATCGCCAGTTAAAGTTGCGGAAGGCGTGGACTGCCTATATGGGCAACACTCCGCGGTTGATGTTTTAGAAGGCACTCAATTACTGGTAGGCAGGAGAGGAAATACAATCACATCTTACGGCTCTCCACTTCCAGGATATTCAAACGCTGTTTTTAATCCTTTTACTGGTTGGGCGGCTTCACAAGGCGTTCACGCATTAGTCGCTAACGCCAAGAGAGGCACTGTTTATTTTTCAACAAACGACAACAAACTTTACCGACAGGACTTGGTCACGGGCGGAGCGACTGGACTATCAGCAAAAACAAACTTTATTCAATTAAAAGACAAGACCAAAATTGAAATGATTAAACTTATTTTAGGCAGAGATTTGGCGTCAGGCGACTCGCTTAATATAGATATTAACTCCGACTACAACGATGCTCCGACTGATTGGGGAACAGCCGCTTACGCAACACACGGGGCGGTTAGCAGGATTACATTAGACGGCACATTTGATGTTGAAGATGTCCAGTTGGTTCTTAACTTTGACGCTGGAAATGTAAAAATTAGAAGGATTGAAGTTTGGGGAACACCATATAAAAACGCAATATAATGGAAATTAAAGAAGGAAAAATTGTATATCCAGAAGAAGAAAAAGAACAAGAAGTTCAGGAAATTGACTATGAGCAATTAAAGACCAAGCCAAGTTTTATTGCTCGGACTTCTGTCGCAGCAGACCTTTCAGGGGGGGCTACCACGCTTGTATGCCTCCACACCGAATTAGACGCTGAATTAGTCAGGGCTTTCTTGCTCTACACCGAAGCAAGTTCGGCTGATGGAGGAGTAGGTATTAGAGTAGGCAAGGAGTCAGACAATGATTATTATTTTTCAGGCACAAGCGAAGCAAGCAAAGCCCAATGGTATACCAAAGAATTAACCCTGCTCAAAAAAGATATTACCAAAGGCGACACAGTTACCCTCTACTCGGCTGGAAGTAAATCAGGAACAGGAGAAGTTATTTTAGTAATTGAATATCAATTAAAGGGAGTTTATCGAGGAGAATAAAACTATGGCACAATTTTATCGTAAAAAAGACGACCAAACAGTATATCAGGGTTATGACCCAGCAACCCAACAATTTAGTGGCGGGATTAGTAGCGAAGAGCAAGCCCAGCAATTAGGCGTTATTCCCGACTGGGAAGCGTCTTGGAAGCCAGCAGGAGCGGCTACAAACATTACTACTATCACCCCCGACAGTTTAGCCCCAAAAACCCCCATTGACCTCTCAGAAGCCCCCACAGGGGACGCAGGAGCGGCTGATGTGTTTGTATCGGGCGTAACGGCTCAACAAAAACAAGACGCTGATGCCGCCGCTAAATTAGTAGAAGAAGCCGCCAAAAAGAAAGAAGCAGCCACCCAAGATATTACAGGACTTCTAACTCAATTAGAGGGAGAGGGTGGAGAACAATTAGCAGGAGAACAAGCAGCAGGCATCCCAGGAATGGAAACACAAATAGCAGATATAAGCGGACAGATAGGCGTATTAAACGCAGAATACGCGGAACTTCAATCTCAATACGACCAACAAGAACAAGCCCTCAAAGAACAACCAGGAATGTTGATGGGACACTTTATGGGATTAAAAGCCAGAGCCCAAGATAAACTTATTAACAAAAAGAACGCATTGGCGGCTCAAATAGGCGTATTACAAGCCCAAGGTTTAGCAATACAAGGCAAGCAAGCCGCCGCCCAAGCATCCGTCAACCGAGCCATAGACCTTAAATACAGCGGATTAAGACAACAACTTGAAACAAAGAAATTCCTTTTTGACGCTATTAGAGAAGACCTTACCGCAGCAGAAGCAAAACAATTAAAAATCCAAGAAGATATTGTGAAAAAACAAGAAGCCGACTTGGCGAAAAAAGAAGCCGAAGACAAACAAATTCAGCAGATTATGTTAGGCGTTGCGGGTCTTGCCCCTAATGATGTCTTGGCTCAAATATCAGCGGCAGGGAGCGTTTTAGAAGCGACACAATTAGCCAGCCCATTTTTAGCGGAGGCGGTAGCGGAAGACAAGGTTTTATCCCCAACAGAAGCGGCAACTCTTGGAGTTCCTTACGGCACGACAGAAGCCCAAGCGGCAGCAATGGGGATTACGCCAGCGAGGTGGAAGGATACAGGCGGAACGGGTGGCGGTGGGACGACATCTGGTGGCGAACCTCTTTTTGAAACCGACAATGGAGAAGAAATTGATATTACCACAGTTGCTGGAATTAAAAGAACAATTGAAATTGGTCAAGAAAAAGGTCAGCCAGTATCGCGAGCAGATATGAAAAGTTTCTTAGATGAAAATACCAAACTAACAGTTGGGTCTATTGATGGATTATTAGATGAGGCGTATGGAACAGCAAAGGAAGATTTAATCCAACCAGACCAAGTAAGAAGAATTTCTGAAGCCGTAATAAATAAATTTGATAACAATTACGACGAAGCAATTGCTTCAATACAATCTGCCTCAACAATTGATAAAAAAACAATAACAGAAACAGCAAGAAAAGCGATTATTGCTGAAATTAAAGCTATCCAAGCAGAAGAAAGACCTTGGTGGAAATTTTAATATGGCTATCAATTTTCTAAAATCAAAAATTACTTCACCGATACAAAATATCGTATCTTCACTGCTCAAAAAAAAGGAAACGCCGTCGCTAACAACGCCTCTTATAAGTAAAGAGCCGTTTGTTATGTTTCCCGAGTCGCTTAAGACACCATTGATTAGTAAAAAACCAATTAGAATGTTTGGGCAAGAACCAACTTTTACTGAAAAATATGGACGCCCTATTTCGCCCGAGTATGAAGAGCCAGGAGTGATTGGTCAATTTGGAGAAGCGCTTAAAGAGAGTGGTGTTAGAGCTATATCTGCTTTTGGCAGTTCTGTTGAGGCGTATGGAGTGAAAGTTGATAGCGAGAAAATTAAAAAAGCGGGCAGGGGCTTTGCCGAAGATTTTCAAACCATATTAGCTCAAAATCCAGAATGGCAAGCTCCAACAGATATGGGGAAATGGAAAGACCCTCAATTTTACGCACGACTTGTCGGTAATATAGTCCCAAGCATAGCAGGCGCGTTTGGCACAAGTGCGGCAGTCACTGTTGCCACTGGTGGAAATGTTCCTGCTGGTCTTATTGCTGGTTTTGGATACTCTAAAATGTTAGAGGGTGGTTTTGCTTATCAAGAAGCAAGAGATGCAGGAGCAACAGAACAACAAGCCCAAAAAGTATCAAGTGTTGTTGGAACAATCAACGGATTATTAGAAATGCTACCAATAGGAAGATTATTTAATAAAATTCCAGGAGGTAAGGTAATTAAGCAAAACATTTTTAAAAGAGTAACTAAAGAATTTGTCAAACAAGGAATAACAGAAGGAAGCACAGAAGCAATTCAAGAAGTGGTTAATAACGCTTTTCAACAAGAATTTGACGAAAACAGAGGATTATTTGACGGGGTAATGGAGGCATTAGTCGGAGGAATGATTGCTGGTGGGTTTATGGGTGGAGGTGTTGAGTTTGTTATATCACCAGAAGCAAAACAAATTGGCGAAGAGATTAAAAGAATTAACAAAGAAGCAGGCGAAGCAGGATTTTTGAAAATTCCATCTGTAAGCCCAGTATCTAAACTATTAACGCCAAAAGCAGCCCAAGCCCTCCCAGACGCCCCTCTCGCAAAGGAAGCCCGTAAGTATAAGAGTGCGGAGGAGTTTGTGAAGGCACAACCAAAGTTATATCACGGTGGAGATAAAATAGATAATATAAAACTTGGAAAGGGTAAATACGATAAGACATTTTATTTAAGCGATGACCCAGTTTACGCTAAGTCGTTTGGCGGAAATAAATCTATCTTAAACGAATTTACTCTTGATACTAAAACTAAACTGGCTGATATGAGAAAACCGTCTCCAGAATTAGTGTCTAAAATTGAAAAAGCAATCAGTGGAGAAAAAACAGGTAAAATAATAAAAATACAAAGACCAGATGGTTCTTTTGTTAAAATTCCAGAAATTAAAGGAGCAAATTCTAACGCTGTTTATTCAAATGAAAGAATAATACAAGGTATCAAAGACGGTAAGGCACTATTTGCTGAACTTCCAGAAGTAAAAAATGTTTTAAGAAAATTAGGTTATGATGGACAAATCACAGCAGAAATCCCGTATGCTAAAAATATAGGTATATGGAATAAAAATGCTATCAAAACCAAATCCCAACTAACAGACATCTACACCCAAGCAGTTAAGGGAGTTAAGGAAGTGTTGCCGAAGGTAAAACCTGTTGAAGTATTACAAACAGAAGAAATTCCTCTTGAAGTTAGAAAAGAAGTGGAAGCAATCAAGAAAGAATTTACAAGTGATTTAACAAGAGCAATTAAAGCAGAGGGCGGAATTAAAATAACTGGCGGAATAGCAGAAGAAATTCAAACCGATGTTCCTTTACATCTTCTTAACACGAAAGGGACTGCTCTTGATGAAATGGTTGACCAATTAAAACCTTATGGATTTCATTTTGAAGGCACAAACGAATTACTTGAAGCAATTTCAAACCTAAAAGGAGCAAGAACAAAATTCAAAGCACCAGTCAGAGGCGAACCATCAAAATCTAAAACTTTATCTTATCTAAACAAAATTAGAAAAGTCCAGACAGACGCCGCCAAAGTGAAATCACTGGAAGCAAAGATAAAAACCATATCAGCAAAATTATCTAAAATACAAACAGCAAAAGATATTCTACAAAGACGCCGCGCGAGTTTAAGAGCAGTCAAAGAGCATTTTGGATTATCAGATACAGATTTGCGAAGTATTACCAAACGCGATATTCGTTTTATGGATAATTTTGAATTTAAGAAATTCATTGATGATATAAGATTAAAAGCAGAGAAATTTGCCGAGAGACGACAAGCAATGAACGAATTAGTCCAGCAAATCAGAGATAAAGAATTAAATGTTGAGAATTTACGCAAGGCGATGAAACTTCCGACAATGCCAAATATGACAATCAAAGATATTAAGGCACTTGACGAAGCGTTAAAACCATTCCAAAAAGGCGATGAGTTTTTATCAGTTAGAAAATTAGAGACAGTTGATAGAACAGAATTAGCAGGAATACGAACTTGGAGAGAAGCAAGAGAGCGATTGGCTAAAAAATTAGGCGTATCTATTAAAGAATTACAAAACATTCAAGTATCAGAATTTGACAGGTTTAGATATGACACAGGACTGGCTGAACGCAATCCTTTTTATAAAATGATGGTTGAAGAACCAGCCAAAAGAATGCTTATCTCGGAAGCGGAATATCTTAAAATTGAAAAAGAAATTTTCGCTTTGGCTAAAAAGATTAAAGGAAGAACTATTGTAGAAAAACTAATTCCACAATATAAAAAAATTATGCAGTTTATGGAAGCAACGCCAGAAAAGAAACTTGAAATTAAACTGACTGACCCAGAGTTAAAACTTGTTAAGTATATGACAAAAGAATTTGATAATGCCAGAAATTATCTTATTCAAATTGAAGCGATGAAAATGGGCAAGCAAAATTACTTTACCCATATCAGGAGAGGGATTTTAGAAGCAATTAAAGAAGACGGACTTGTTAAAGCGGTCAAAGAAGTATTTGAAGCGTATAAGTTAGAGGAGCAGTCCTTTAATATATTAGACCGAGAGACAGGCGAAGTTTTGGCAATGGATAAGTTTTTCAAGTTTGCGATGAAAAGGACAGGAGGAATTAAACCAACCGAGAATGCCGTCAAAGCGTTCCTGACTTATATGCGGATATTTAAAAAGAAACAAGCACTGGACGAGATTGTCCCGTTGATTGATATTTATGCTCATTCACTAACTCCCAAAGGAACAACTAAAAAAGGGCTTCTACTCCACGGCAACCTTATTAGATTTACAAAGGAATGGCTCAATACGCAAAAAGGACGGCATATTACATTGGTTGCGAAGCAGAACGGCAAAATAGACGCAGCATTGAGAGCGATTAAAATGTTTACTTCATTAAGAGATTTGGGTATTAACATTCCAGTTAGCGTTGCGACAGAAATTGGAGAACAAATTACAACATATCAATTACTTGGTAAAAAGAATTACGCACTTGGTAAAATCAGACAAAACACCAAACAAGGAAAAGCAATCATAGAAAAGTATCGCAACTTTATTGGTAAAAGTCCGTGGAGAGAACTTGTTGAACCAGCAAAAGAAGCAGGCGACAGGTTAATGGAAGGTATTTTTATATTATTTAGGGACGCCTCAACGAGAGCAAATAAAACATTTTTACTTGGCTCATTGTCTAAACAAGAATTTCAATCAGGAATTATCATCCCAGAAAGATTAGCGTCTTTAAGAACAGAACTTGGAAGATACCGAATAGTTGAGGGAATGAAATCTATTATTGGAGCAACCCCAGAAGGAAAAATATATACTCAATATAAAAAATTTGCTATTCCTATTTTGAGAACCACTATTAAAAATCTTGGTAATGTAGGAAAGAAAATAACAGGACAAAAGATTAGTTCAGAAGCGTGGAAAAAATCAGCGTTAGAATTATATCGGTTAGTTGAAATTACAGCGTTTATGATGTTGATATTTGGAATGATTAGAGATGAAGACGATAATAGTTTTATAGGCAAGATGATTAATAAAGCATACAGAGAAGCAACAACTTTAATTCAAGCGTTAAGCCCTAATATGTTATTCCAAATTCCAAGAGTAGCGTCATTTGTTTTTGATTTAGCTGACAACCTAACATCAATTTTATTATGGGAAGAATATAAAACAAAAGAAGGGTTAGTTGGAGTTGAAGGATTAAAAAAACAATTTACTCCTGTCGCTGTTAGTCAGTTCAAGAAGATAGAAAAGAAAAAGCCCACAATTAAGGGACTTGATTTGGACTTAGGATTGGACTTAGACCTTGATTTAGGATTAGACCTTGATTTAGGTCTTTAATATCCAAGCCCAAGACCAGCCAAGATAAACCAACTGGCGACAAACATAAAATAGATTAACTTTACAATATTTTCAGGTCTCATATCTAACATCTATCATAAAATTTTAATCTTGTCAAGTTATTTATCCACAAGCAAATAATATCAATTTGTAGTATAATAAAAGTATGAATGAAAAAAATTTACAAAAATTAAATAGACTTTTCCAAGCAATGGATGAGGACTCACTTACCCGCAAAGAGTTTACCGATAACTTTGCGAAGGTTCTTAAATTCCTCAAAAACCTCAAAGAGAAAAACCAAGCAGAGTTTACTTCATTCAGAGGTATAGTTTCAGATTTAGCCGATAAGTTAAAAGGAAGCAACGAAGAAAATCTTTCAGGGCTAAAAGACAAACTAATAAACGATTTATCAAAACTTGAAACTAAATTTTCTTCAACGATTGATAAGGCGTTAAGAGAACAAGAGGTTGGAATGAATTTTATCAGGGATAAAGTTAGAAGCATTGAAAATGGAAAAGACGCTGACGAGGAAAAGATAGTTCAAGATGTATTGGGACAGTTGCCCGAATACAAGGAAACAATTTTAGACACCCCCGAACAAATAGCCGACAAACTTGAAACGCTTAAAGGTAAAGCACGACTTAAAATATCAGCCATTATGGGTTTAGATGAAAAGATAAACGAATTAGGTCAACGACGAGTAGGAGGAATGGCGGGAGGCGGTGTTGGCAAGTTAGCATTAGAAGCAAAATTTGTGGATTGGACATTATTAGATACGGGAGATGGAACAACGACAGATTTTGTTTTACCTAAAAAACCAAATCCTCCAGTATCATTAGAATTAAAAGTTGGCGGAGCAAATCTTTTCTTAACAGATGACTATACTTATACCGAAAGTACCAGAACTATTAGTTTTACGATAGCCCCTCCTCTTAATGAAAAAATAAGATATAAATGTAGATTATAACTATGAAAAAATACTTTTTAATTACAATTTTAGGATTACTTTTAGCAGGAACAGCGAGTGCTGGTTTTTGGTCTGATTTTTTTAGAACAGAACCAGTTAAACCAATACTTTCAGGAACAACATTAGCCGTCCCCTATGGTGGCACTGGGGCTTCAACCTTTACAAGTGGTCAATGTTTGATTGGAAATGGAACAGGGGCTATCACAACCGCGGCGTGTGGGTCAGCAAGTTCAGGCGGAGCGTTGGGCTGGTCTTATAGCGCCGAAAGCACCCTCCTCACCCGCTCAACAACAACCGAACAAACACTTATCGGCGGTTCGGCAACAACCTCATCGGCAATCTTTGAAGTTATCGGGACTTCGGAAATGGACAATGTAAATATGAGGCAAGCCAGTTCAACATTCCTCTATATCTCGGACTCTCTTACAATCGGGGCTTACCAGTTCCCCAACACAGACGGCAACGCAAGCGATGTTTTAACAACAGACGGCTCGGGGGTTTTATCTTGGAACGCTCAATCAGGGAGTGGCGGAGGAGCCGCTTGGGAATACAACGCTGCCGCAGACGCTATGGTTACCACTTCTACCAAAGGAATAATGCTAACCGCTTCGTCTTCAATTACTACCTTAAAAGTAGATGATTTAAGAGCCACCAGTTCGCTTGATTATTGGTTGACTATTCAAGACACAGGCGATTTAACCGAAGGAACTAACCTTTACTATACAGACAATCGTGTTCGGGATTACATAAACGCTTCTACAACAATTCAAACACATTTTAATTATGCTGATACCGCTTACGGCTGGGGCGACCACAGCATCGCAGGATATTATGCGGCGGCAAGTTTCGCCACTGATTGGGCTTCAACTTATAATGCCACAACAACATTAAGCGGTTTTACTAATAATCAAACAAACTGGAATACTGCTTACACTCACTCACAAGTAACCACAGGCAATCCACATAGTTTAGATTATTCAGATATAGGTTTATCCGCTGGTCAAGTAATTGACTGGACGGGTGCTTCAGCAGGGACAATTCACGCCACTAACTATGTAGACAACAACACGACATATTTAGGCGGGACTAATTTAACATTAGTTGGAACAACTTTTAATGTAGACGACGCTTTCTTGGTTAATACCGCCGCCGACACAACCGCCTTTGGGCTGACGATGGGTTCGGCGACAACGACCGATACAATGTATATTGGGGGATTTCTTGATGTGACGGGCTATGTAACCACAACCGCGATGTATATTCAGGGCAATACTCATATTGGGGGCAACCTAACAACAGACGGCAACGCGACCACAACAGGGAATGTTGTTGTGGGGTCGGACGGGGCGGCACAAGCTGGATGTATTGTTGTGAGAGATATAGACAAAGCGGGGTGGAGTTATGGAACACTTTTAGATGGTGCTATAACTTGGAGTCAAACATCTTGCACGGGGGTAGGCACATCAACTTTGCAGCTGGGTCGTTAAGTTGCTCTTTAATAGAGGTTTATTTTTTAACATATGATAACTAATATGTGTTGAGTTGGAAGAAAATAGATATAAATTATCAGGGTTGTCATTAGTTTTATTTCCATCAATATGATGAATTATTTCTTTATTATTTAATTTTCTATCTAATATCACTTCGGCTATTAAAATACTTCTATTCACATATCCTCGTTTTCTTGCTCGTGAATGATTTGGTCTTGATAACATAATATAACCGCTTGAATGTTTGTATGTTCCACCCTTCCAATTATGATTTTTATACCCACTAATACATAAAAGTTTTTTACCCTTATTTTCTGATATTCGTCCTTTCTTAAAATGAGTTTTCCCAGTATTAGATTGAGGATGACCTTTCTTAAAACTACCTGAATGAATCATTTTTTTACCCTTATTCCACGGAGCCATTCTTTTAACAAATTGTCCTTTTGAATTAATCATAAATTTTCCTTTCAATTAAAAGCCCCCTCAAACCTGCTCGGTAGGAGGGGACATAGATAAACGATAATACCGAGCAGGTATGCTATAAGTATAGCAAAATTATAAATTAAGTCAATGACCAACAAATCAATAATCATATCTACAATTTTAATCGTAGCAACCCTTATTGGAGGGGCTATCTATCTATGGGGGCAAGAACCAATCACGGGTGGCGTAATCTCCGCCATTGATTTTAACGGCA